TATTACCTTCAAAAGGTTCTCTCCAATGCTCTAATTCACATCCACTATATACCAGCATATCGCCAACATCAAGCAGGACTTTAGTGCCTTTAGGTGCATCGGGTTTATGTATATTTTTGTATTCGTCTATAACTGAATTTGCTCCTGTACCATCAATAAATATAGGCCAAGGATCTCCTCCTAAATTTATAGTAGTGGATATCTCACAACTTGGTCTATCTTTATGTCTTTTTAATTCATCACCATTTTTGTATAGTCTAGCGTATGAATAAGTTGGAATTAAATCTAGGCCTGTTTCTTGCTGCATTACTGGTAATACTTTCACTAAAAGGGTCTCCATTACCGGATCAGCATAATGAGAATAAGTGTTTGGAATTTGTTGATCAGTCCATGTACCAAGCATTCCTGTATCATAAGTAATGTTGTTTTCGTACATCCATTTAACTGCATCTCTTTTAAGAAGAAAATAGTTAAATATAAAATTAGCTAATTCATAACTAATTGCTTTTTTAATTACTTGATATTTATTGAAAGCCATGTTGTACAAAATTAAAACTTACTGATATTCGTAAATCATTTGATTCATTAGGTTCAACACAATGCCATAACCAAGAAGGAAACATAATTATTCTATTTACTTTTGGATCTAAATGTACTTCTCTCCATAAATGTTTAGGAGGTTGTTCTTTAATTCTTACAGGCATATTAGTTTGTATACCCGGTCTTGGATCATTACAAATAAGTTTACCTGAATTAGGTTCTGCTTTTACATAGTACACACCACTAAATAAACTATTAGGATGTATGTGTGGTTTGTTGTATCCTCCAGGAGGATTTATATTAGCCCACATATTACCTAGTATAGGCTCTCTATCTAACCATTCTTGTTTAAATATATGTGTTGCCATTTTAAATAACTCATCTACTAAGGGTTTAAATTGTGGCATTTCATGCATATTAGTTTTACTATGCCAACCCTTTACATTTGTTTTTTTTACACCTTTATCTTTTTTAGACCACATAACTATGTCATTAGCTAGTTTTTGTGTATCTAGTTTTACATCTTCTCCATATATAAGTGTTGGGAAAAATCCTTCAGCAATCATCTAAATGGTTTACCTCCAAACCAAACAACAAGAGATTGTCTAACACCACGTCTTACAGGGTTAACTCTATGATTTAAAAATGATGCAAATATAATTGCATGACCTTGTTTTAATTCTGCAAACTTACCTGGTGCCATTAATTCTAAATCCCCACCTTCAAACTCTGATGGATCATTTAATAAAAGAGTCATTGATATTTTTCTAACAGGTGGTTCGTGCTGCATGTTTACATCACAATCCATATGCCAATCATAAAATCCTCCTTCTGGATATTCTGTAAACTGTGCGTTCTCCGTGACTTGTATGTCTCCAAATCCAAAATGATTTTCATTTGTTTTTTGTATAAACTTATAAAGATCACGATACATATGTTCCATTTCTTTAAATGGTATCCAAGATATTGTTGTAACTCTTTTCTTTGTATCTGTTCCACCCTCTGGTTTATTCATACCTACTTGTGCTGTTTGTGGTGGTTGACGTCTACCACATTCTATAATCTGTCTACATTGATCTGGTGTAAATAATGGTGTGGTTGTTTGCACAATCCAACTTTTCCATTTAGGTTCTGATATATGTATATTTTCGTACATTAATTTTCTACTCCTCTATTTCTAATTGGGTCATATTGAACATCCATATTTGCAGCTAGTGTTCGTCTCATATCTGGTCCATTAAAAGGATATACACAGTGTCTCATGTCATATGGAAAAACATAAAAGTCTCGTTCTTTAATATTTGGTTGATAGTCTACATGTGCAAACATACCTGAAGCTGAACCTAATATTTGTAATTTACCATTCTGCGGTTGATCAGGTGATGAATATTCTACACCATAAGATTCTGGTAATTTTAAAATCATAACACTAGATAATCCTGTAAACAACGATCCTCGGTGCACGTGCACTGGATTATATTCATGTTCAAACATAGTGTTAATCCATACAGAATTAAAATGTAATTCATAACCTTTTATTTTATTCCACTTTAAATAATGATTAAATTTTTCATGAAACCATTGCATTACATTATGAGGTAAATAATTATGTTGTGTCATTTTATTATTGTTTGGACCATCATAAAATAAACTATGTTCTTTTTCAATTTTACCTACTAATTGTTTATTAGCAGGTTTTAATTCAGGGTATTTTGTTTCATAGATATGATTAATTGTATTATACACATCTAATGGTACTTGATATTTTAATACGGATTGACCTAAAAATATATATTTAAAATTATTTTGGTTTAGATCCGAGGTCATTTGTTAATTGTTCTTTCTTGTTATAAATCATTTCGCCTGATTTTTTTACTCTTTCTATAGTTTGTAATTGACCTAATACATTAAACACTTCAGGTTGACTTGAACCAGATGTTAATGTTTCTGCTTTATTTTTCATAATTAAATGGTACGAATCTAATTGATGTCTGTTAACATCTTGAGTATCAAATGTACCATCATCAAATTCTTTTTTTAATGCAGACCATAATTTAATTTCTCTCATACGGTCTCTTGCAACTAATTGCATATTAGCTAAACCATATCGTTCTTGATCTAAATCTATTACATATTTTTCTAATTTATATTCATCAGTTTCAGATTCTACTTTTTTTTCTAACCATTTAACTTTAGCCTCTGATCTTCTGCAATCAAACGACAAGCTCATTAAGTTTTCTAAAAAAACATTTTGTTCTCTAACACACTGCCAATACTTTGCAGCTTTAGTTGGATATTTAGCATCTTGCAAAACAGACATTCTCATTTCTGTTTCTGTTCTAAATACTTGTTTCTTAGTCCATGTGTCTCTAAGTTCGGCTGTCATAGCCTTAAACTCTTTTACATCTTCTGGATCTAATAAATTATTTAAGCTTGGCGCTTCTTTTTCTATTAATGCATGTATATTACGTTTTTCTGTCATATTGCTCCTTTATAATTTCTAATATAACCATTACTGGTTATAAGTCAATCTTTAACTTGTAGTAATAGTAGCTGCTGGTGCTGTAGTTGATGATGTACTATCCCATTCTTCTACTACACTTACAACACCTGTAGTGGCCTCTCCACCAAAAGCTAAAGCCGATGAACCGGTTCCAGCGTTAGTATGATACATTAATCTAGCTGTAGCCATATTAGGTCTAGTAGCCCAAGATGTTCCATCATATCCAGTAGTTGTTGTAACAGGAGCACCTGGAGAAGTATATCCTGTAAATCCTACAGCATCTGTTTGAGTTCCTGAATAACCAAGATAACTTGCAGATCTAGGGAAAACATTTACTTCAGTCCATGCTGTTCCATTATACTCTTCTGTTTTATTAGTTTGACTTGGTGTATTACCAGTAAAACAAAGAGCTGCCGTTTGAGATCCAGTTGGTCCTGATCCAGCAGCATTTGTTCTAGCAGTATTTAAATCTCCACCCGATGTCCATGCTTCACCATCATATTCAAAAGTTGTAGCCACAACAGGACGAGGAGGAGAACCTGTATTACCACCAAAATATAATCCAGCTGTTTGAGGACCAGAACTATTTCCACTACCTCTAGGAGATGGCAGGGCTGCAGATGCAGTCCAATTAGTTCCATCGTAATTTTCCACGTTATTGACTGCTGTTGGATAACCTCCAGCAGCTGCCCATCCTGCAGTTAGAATTCCTGATCCAGAAATATAAGCAGATAAATAAGGAGAACCAGTTGGAGTTCTCGACATATCATTTCCTGCAGTCCAAGAATTACCATCGTATTCAAAAGTTTTTAAACCAACATTACCAGGAGGCGTACCCCCTGCTCCAACAGCTGCTGTTTGAGTTCCAAAACCAGCACCACTTTGTATAGTTACTGGATAAGCTCCACCACTAGACCATGCTGCGGCTGTAAAAGAACTTGTTCCAAAATCAAATTGTTCAGTTGTATTACCAAATCCTGGAGGACCTGGATTACCAGTGGCAACTAAAAATGATCTACCATTAACTGTGCATTTACCATGTGCATTACTTACACCCGCTGCCATATTTGCAGATGTTGTCCAAGTTGTACCATCATATAATTCTGATCCTTGTCTTACTGTTGGGCCACCTACTGGTGTTCCACCAAAAGTTACTCCAGATGCTTGAGTTCCACCTGCTCCACCATAATTGTGTTGTGTATTTGAATTAGATCCTGATGACCATGTAGAGCCATCATAATTTAATGTTGCATCACCATCATTTACATTTGCGTTAACAAAAGCTGCAGATGTTGTTCCTCCGCCAGATGTTCCTTGAGCCCAACCCGGTGCAGCAGCTCCGGCTGTCCAAGATGAACCATTCCAATCTGATGTTGTAGCAGCGGCAGGTGAAGGTTCTCCACCAATAGCTATTGCTGCTGTCTGTGCTGCTGTATTTCCTACTGTTGCATGTCCTGTTCTTTGTACATTTAAAGTAGGATTAGCAGTCCAAGCTGTTCCGTTATAATCAAATGAAGCAGTATTAGTTGATACAGGAGATCCTGGTGTATTACCACCAGCAGTTAATCCTGCTGTTTGAGGACCATCTGAATCTAAACCATTAAGTCCGGTAGGTAAAGCAGTTGCAGTAGAAAATCCATTTCCATCCCATTCGTCTACCGCATCTGTACGACCCGGTCCACCTGCTCCAGGTGGTAGTGTTCCACCAAAAATTACTCCAGCAGTTGTTGTTCCAAATCCTGATGCATCTCTTGAACTTCTTGGAAAATTAACTTGACTAATAAATGCTCCTGTACCAATACCTTGCGAACGCAATGTACCCGTAGTAGAGTTATACCATACCTGTCCATTTTCTGCGTTGGCAGGATCTGCTGATAAGTATTTAACTCTCAGCCCTCTAATTTCATTATAGCCAGCCATTTATAAAATTCCTTATGGAAGTGTTATATCTGTTGGTCTACCTGGTGATGCTGCTTTTTCTTCATCAGTTTGAGCATCCCATGCAGATTGTGACGCTTGTACTTCAGCGTCAATCAAAGCTTGTGCTTCTGACTTAGTTTTTTCAACACCGTTTTTTTCAGCTAACCATCTTGCGCCTTCTACATTGTTTCCAATGCACCAAACGTCAGCTGGATAACCTCTAAGAAAAAAATCTCTTCTGTCTTGTGCAGTAAAAAATCCTTTTCCAGTGTTACTAGCAGTACCATATATAAAGTGTGCCATAGTTTAGTCCTCCTTATTAGTTTATATACTTTTTATTATTCATTATCAACTTGTACTTAAATTCTTTTTATTTAATGCTATTGTTTCTCCTGTAAATTCTTCCATTAAATTTTTAGCATTAGAAGGCCCACCACCAGTTGCTCCTCCAGCTATCATCATACCTGCTGATTTACCACCGGTTTTGTATCCTAATGACATTCTTGCAGTAGCAACATTTGGTGCCGAAACAAAACTAGTCCCATTGTATTCTTCGGTATTGGCTCTGTAGTTTGGACCAGCAGGACTGTACCAACAAGTTTGAATATTTTCATTTACACTAGCACCCATAGATCCAGCTTCAGATCTTCCATTTGCCATTGTGCCTCCTGAAGTCCAAGAAGAACCATCCCATTCTTCACTTGCTTGATTTGGTGATCCACCCCCTGCACTAAAAGCTGCTGTTTGTGTTCCAACACTACTGTGACCAGAAGCAGCTCTTGGAAAAGAACCATCTGCTGTCCATGAACTTCCGTCATATGTATTTTGTGATGTTTGATTGCCTCCTGGAGATTTGTATCCAGCCCAAGATAAGGCTGCTGTTTGCGTTCCTGAACCTCCAGCTTGTTGTAAAGGAATTGGATAAGCTCCACTATTGGTCCAAGATGAACCATCGTATTCTTCTGTGTTAGTATATGTTTCTCCCGCAGGGCCTCCGCCTCCCCAACCAAGTGTAGCTGTTGAAGTTCCTGCAGCAGCTATTCCATATCTCGCTTGATTCATGTCAGGCTGTTCAGACCAAGAAGAACCATTAAACTGCTCTGAAATTGTATAAGAGGGTGGTTGTGCATATCCTCCAAAAACAAAGTAATCACTTGATCCTGAACCAACTTGACCCATAGACCATCTAGCAGTATTTAAAGTTGGTCCAGATGCAAATGCAGCAGATGTAACAACGTTTGCTGATTTGTTAAATTCTTCTGTAACTCCAGTAACTGGATAATCACCATAAGCTAAACCAGCACTACTACTAGCGCCGTTTCCAGATCTTGTTCCTGCTTCTGCTAAATTTGGTGTTGCAGTCCAAGAAGATCCATCCCAAGATTCAGATGCATTAGATGCTGCTGGACCTGGTGTTTGCCCTCCAAAAACTAATCCTGATGTTGAGCTTCCTGCTCCTGAACCATGCATACCTCTAGCTGTATTTAAAGTTGGTAAAGTTGTCCAAGATGTTCCATCATACTGCTCTGCTAAATCTCTATAATTTGGTGGAGAACCCGAATTACCACCTGCAAATATTGCAGCTGTTTGAGTTCCAAAAGAAGCCATGTCTCCTCTTGCAGTATTTAAATCATTTTGTTCAGACCAAGATGATCCATTCCATTCTTCAGTGTTTCCAATCATAGGTGGACCCCATCTACCTGCGTTTAACGCAGCTGTTGATGTTCCAGCTCCACTTGTATAATCTTTTCCTGTGTTTAATGAATTAGGTGTTGTTGTCCAAGCAGAACCATTAAAAGATTCTGTTGCGGTAGAATTAGAAGATCCACCAAAAACTAAATGTGCAGTTTGACTTCCATCTTTTGAAGAACCTAGTCCACCTCTTGAAGTATTCATATTAGGCGCAACAGCCCAACCTGATCCATTATATAATTCAGTAGTTGCTGTGGTACCTGATTGTAGATTACCACCTGCTACAATTGCAGCAGTTTGCGGACCACCTCCTCCTGCAGAATATCTGCCTGTATTCAGCGCTGAACCACTGGACCATGCTGAAGTTGATATAATTGATCTAAATTTTCCTGTTGTTTCATTATACCAAATTTGCCCTTCATATTCAGAAGGACTTGCTGGTGTTAAAATTGTGCCACCCATATTATTATGGTTAGTGCAGTAATAAAATAAATTAGGTGCACCCGATGCTACAACAATAGTTATCTGTGTGCTAGAATCTACTGTTACTCCAGTTGTATATTCACTTGAACCAGCTGCATCTGCAGCAGTTGCAAATCTAAATGGGTGTGCTGATGGATAAGTAAATATATATGTATTACCTTCATAAAGTTCTAAAGTCTTTTGTAAAACTCCGTCTATATAATAAGCTCCACCAGCAGCTGTAACTGTAATTGATACAGGTGTAGGTGCAGGATCTGCTGTTAAAACTTTAATTGGTTTTCCAAAAATTTCTTTATATGTTGTCATAATTAACTCGTTGTAATACCCACTATATTAGCTGTTGTTGTTTCTCCTGTAAATTGTTCTGTTGAAGTTACAGGACCTGGTGATTGTTGACCACCAAAAGCAATACCTGCAGTGCTAGTTCCTGTTCCACTAACATGTATTCTTGCAGTTGCTAAACTAGGTCTTGTAGACCAAGCAGTACCATCATAACCTTCTGAAATACCAGAATAACCAGGACCTCCTGGCGCTATGCTACCTCCAGCAACCATACCATCAGTTGCTGTTCCCATACCAGCTCCAATAGATCTTACTGTATTTAAAGGTCCTCCAGATGTCCAACTAGAACCATCGTATTCTTCTGTTGCAGTTGTGTATGAGGGAGTTTGACCTCCAACAGCTATCGCTGCTGTTTGTATACCAATACCACCACAAAGACTAGCTCTTGCAGTTGATAAATTATTTTGTTCTGACCAAGAAGTTCCATTATATTCTTCTGTTTCATTTTTTTGTCCAGGTGCTCCACCATAAGCTAAAGCAGCTGTTTGTGTTCCACAACCACCTAAAACCCATCTAGCTGTATTTAAATTATTTTGTTCTGACCAAGACGATCCATCATATTCTTCAGTTTCGTTATATACAGTACCGCCGCCAGAGGCTGCTCCACCATATGCTAAAGCGGCAGCTGTTGTACCAGCACCACCTAAACTAAATCTAGCTGTTCCTAAATCATTTTGTTCTGACCAACTAGTCCCATTATACTGTTCGTTAGTGGCTAAAACAGTTGATCCACTATATCCACCAAAATATAAAGCCGCTGTTTGTAATCCATTTTGAGAAGAAGCTCCTTCATCTTTAGCTGCATTTAAAGCTCCACCACTAGCCCATGCTGCAGCAGTTATTATGTTACCTGTAACATTATATTCTTCTGTAAAATTACCACCGCTTCCATTATTACCACCAAAAGCTAATGCTGCACTAGTCGTTCCTGCTCTAGAACCATTTTGTCTACCATTTCCTAAAGAAGGAGCTGCCGTAAAAGTAGATCCATCATAAGTAAAAGAATTTGTGCTGTTAGGAGAAGGGGCAAATACAAAACCATTTGATTCACTTCCTACGCCTGCTGAACCTTGAGTTGAAGCTGGGTAATTTGTTTCTGATGACCAACTTGTTCCATTCCAACCTTCAACAACATTTGTTGTTCCAAAAGAAGGTGGTGTTTCTCCACCTATACATAATGCAGATGTTTGACCATCTCCTAAAAATCCAACTTGACTTCTTACTGTAGACATATCATTTACTTCAGTCCAAGAAGTTCCATCGTAAGCTTCTGTGTTTGCATACCAAGTATAAGGAGGAGTATAAAAACCACCAAATGCTAATCCTGCTGTTTGAGTTCCAGCTGATCCAACAGCCCATCTCGCTGTTCCGCCATCTCCAGCTGCTGTCCAACTTGAACCATCATACTCAAATGCTTCTGCAGTTACACTTACAGGTGGACCAGGATTACCAACTCTACCAAAAGTTTTTAATGCTGCAGTTTGAGTTCCTAAACCACCGGATAAATCTGCTACTTTAGGTAAAGTTCCACCTGCTCCCCAACCAGAACCATTGTATTCATATGTCTCATCTGTTGCCGCTCCTGGGGGATTATTTGCTCCTCCAAAAGCTAATGCTGCTGTCTGTGATCCAGCACCAGCACCATATGTTCTGTTAGCAGGTATCGTTGCAGTACTTGACCATCCACTTACTGCTACAACACCCTTTAATTTCTGTTGAGATTGGTTATACCACATCTCCCCTTCTGCGGGATTAGGAGCGTTGTTTGTGTAGGATCTTATATTTTTTCCTTGAATATTTTTATATGTACTCATTTAACCTCTAGTTATTCTTTAGAAGCCATCCTTGAGTATCGTCTGTAAATACCAAAGTTAAGCCTGCTCTTTCAGTTGCTACTGTTAAATCTGCTGCTGAACCTTGAATGTTTTTACCGTTTCTTGCGATAGTTAAATTATTAGTGTCAAAGGTTCCTGCATAATCAACCACTGATACTTCATCACCAATAGATGGTGAACTAGGTAGTGTTAAAGTCCATGCACCACTTGACGTGTTTGCAAAAACACCTTGTCCAGCTACGGCCGTATAAGTAGTTGTTTTAACTGCTTGCCATGAAGTTCCACCTGCATCGGCTTCTTCCCATGATAATACTCCGCCTGTTGTTGATTTTAAAAGATAGCCATTTCCTCCTGCTACCGCTGCTGGCCACGTCACTGTATACGACGTAGTCGTGCCTGATGCTTTCTGACCTATATATTGACCACCTGAACTATCCTGTAATCTTAATTCTTTTTGCGAACCGATATTTAATCCTGTTGATGCATCCCAAACAAAATTTGCGTCTCCACCAAAAGAACCTGAACTATTAAATTGTACTTGTGTAGTTGATCCACCCGGTAAACCACCTACAGAAACTTCTGCAATATCTGGATTAGTTCCATCATTAGCAGTTGCATAAATAATTTTCCAACCTTTATTATCAGTTGCCCAAGTAACACTATCACCTGATCCTGAAGCATATTTAAGTTGAACTGTGTAAGCACCACTTGTGCTATTTTTTATAAAATAAAAATTTTCTACATCAAGTGGAATTGTTACAATTTTATTTCCTGAAATTGTTTGTGGAGATTCTGCTCCTAAAACTATAACTCTTGTTGCAAGAGTTGCACCTGTAGATCCATCAGATACCGCTAAAGCTGTTGTATTAGCTCCAGCTCCTGCCGCATTTAAAGTTTGTACTTGATATCCACCAGAAATCTGTTCAAAAATATTTAAATTAGTATTTGTTTTTGTTCCCCAAGTACCGGCGTTTTCACCAGTTGCCATTAACTCTATACCTAGAGGTGTATAAGTAGATGCCATAATTTTTTTCTCCTAAGCTACGTGCGTTACGTCTGTATACGATGTTTCATGCGTCACGTCAACATTGTTATAACTTGTATTTCCAGTAATATCAACATCTCCATATCCTAATGGAGCAACAATTCCTACCGCAGAAGTAGCCTCTTGTCCAGTTAATCCCATGACATCTGCAGGAGAAATTGTACCTACAGAAACAGTCGCAGAAACACCTGTTAAAGGAACACCTATTTCAGTAATAATTGCCCCTACAGAAGTTGTGGATCCTACGCCAGTTACATTAAATACTTGTGCGTCACTTGTTGTAATTTCACCTACAGAAGAAGTTGCATCAACTCCTGTTAAATTAACACCTATTCCTATAGTTATAGAACCTGTTCCGGTTGTTGCTACTAAAGAAGCTAATCCTTGAACATGATCAGCACCGGCATTTAAACTTAACTGACCTTCAGAAACAGTTGCTGTTTGACCATCTGGTATAATTGTTGGTGATAAAACAAATGTAAATTCTCCAACAGAAGAGGTCATTGCTTGACCAGTTAATCCCATTACATCTGCAGGACTAATAGATCCAACACTTGTAGTTGCTTGTTGACCAGTTGGAATTTCAATTCCTTCTAGTACACTACCCCAACCATTTTCACCCCAGTCAAGAGTACCCCAACCAGGTTTTAATTCTACTGTAATTGATCCTACTGATGTTGTTGCTTGTTGTCCTGAAAGAGTTACTCCAGGTGCTTCACCCCATGCTTGAGTTCCCCAACCAAGACGACCCCAACCTTCTTTAATAGTTGTTGCATCGTTCCAACCTGCTTGTCCCCAGGATAATCGACCCCATCCTACTGACATGGGATACCTACGCTATACGAATAATTGCTGTTGAAGCTGCTGCTGCGGGAAATTGAATTGTAAAAGTTCCACTAGATACAGTTTTATCTCCACCAAAAGCAACTACTGCACATGCTTTGTCAGATTGTGTATCATTATATATTAAACAACCATTAGCTGTAAAAGATGCAGAAGTAAAACTAATGTCTGCAAAGTCACAAACTGCAGTTGAACCATCCAAAACAGGTGTAACACTTGTAAGTGCTTTTCCACCAGCTGTATAAGCTGATCCTGATGTATTAGTTATTTCTTCTGAAGTTGTGTAAGCTGTAGTACCTGCACCTAAAGATGCATCACTTTGATACAAAGCTAATTTAAAAGCGTTTCCAGATGATGCAGTAAAGTTGTGAGTACCAACTAAAAGCTCTTGTTTAAAGCTATTACAAATCGCTGATGATATTGCCATAATTTTTTCTCCTCAATTTACGGAGACGGTGACTTGACTGGTATTCTAACTGTTCCATCAGTATAATCGTCTCGTCTTCGTCTTCCAAGCTGCATACCTGCAAACTGTTGTATAGCATTTTTATATCTATTTTCGTAGTATGTCAACATATCCGTTGGACCTTTTAAAAATCCATAAGCTTCTACTAAACATGCGTATAATAGCCCTTGAGGAAAGTATGTGCTTAAATATGTGTTGTTATTAAAACCAGTCCCAGATCCAAGGCCATTTGGCATTTTATTATAGTAAACTCTAAATTTGTAATTAGCATCAGGTGTAGGAGCTATATACATACCTCCAGATGAAGTATCTGTAGTATTGTCAGCACCACCAAACATAGCATAATATTTAGGAAAACCTGTTACATCTTGTGCTGTTAAATCACCTTCTGGTCCTGTCAATCTGTCAACATATTCTGACAAATATGTTTGATCTTTTTTTTCTAACCAACTTCCATTGCCTTGTGTGTTAGCAGTAGAATTAAAAACTTCAACACCTCTTATAAATAAAGCTCCAGCTGGTGAATTAATTGTATTATCATCAGCAGCTAATGTACCTTCTTGAACAAATCTTTGAGAGTCCATAGGAAGCTCCTGATAGATTCTAAATTCAGCTCCCATTATAAATTCATCAATGACTGCTTGTGTAAAGACGCTATCATCTACTTCAGTATAGCTTCTTATCGCTGCAGTTAATGTGCTGTAATCGTATTTTTTAACTCCTGACATAATTAACCTCTATCATTAATCGGTCCAACTGTACACTGTAAACCGCCTCCTGTTTCTGTACTACTAGCATTACTAACAAGTTCAAAACCAAATCCTACTTGGGTTATTGTAACAGCAGGATTACCACTACTATTATTATATCCAGCGAGTGCTTCTGTTTCTTCAAGAAAAGATATTTTATAAGCTCCAAAAACTTTT